AGTATATTATGACCACGCACCAGATGAAGGTGCTTATACGTTTTTAATACACGATAAAGCAATGATACCAAAAGAATGGAATCCAGGTAGTTGTATTATAGACCCTTATAGAGAATTAGGTCCAGTTAAAAATTGTGTGGTAAAACATTATGGTAACACTCGCAGATAGAAAGATTGGTACAAACGTATTAGTTAATCTTGTTAATATACGTTCAACTCTACCACAAAAACTTGTAAGTGAACAAAGACATTTACAAAAAGATTATAATTCTTATGTAGAATATCTAAGTGCAAGGTGTGAAGCATTTGTAGATAGAGGTTGGAAAATTAATATAATGAATGATGTTATTGATGAAACTATTAATGATAGAAGTATTATACATCCTTTATTTCATTTTAAAAAATTTAAAAAACGAAAGTTTATACCAGAAGATGAGATAAGAAGTTATAATAAAATATTTGTTGCAGGTGTATTTTTACAACATCAAGTATTAGAAAAGTATCAAATGTTAAGAAGAACAAATCCTGAAACATATATTACACCTACAATATCATTTTGCCAAGAATGGGGATATGATACACAAAAAAATGAAAACTGGAAAAAACTTGTAACTTTAGATATGTTTGCTTATGTTTAATATACCTTATTGGAAATATAATGTGGATCCTAAAAGTTATGATAGAGATACCATACTGAGAGATATAGAACATAACTATAGTTTAGATAGTGATAGAAATAAATGGGACGGCAACAATTACTTAAATAGTAAACTACATCATAGTAATAGAGATATAGACAACCCTAAATTTAAAAAGATTAATTACAAATCTTTAGTGCCAGTTTACCATAAAATTTTTGATGGGTTTTGTAAAACGTTAGAACTTACATCTACCTTTTCATATGCATTTGATATTACAAATTATACTGCTATGAAATCAGGTCAATATATGCGACCACATAATCATATAGGTGATAGTGATTTTACTTGTATTCATTATTTAAAGTTTAATCCTAAGAAACACCAATCCACAGTATTTCACAATGCCAATCATTGGGCAGACGATTATCAATATCTTAGACCTACGTTATATAAGAAACTAGATATCAATAACGAAAAACATAGTTATCTTTTAAAATACTATAAACTACCTACTGAACAGGATACCTTTGTTATCACACCTTCCAGTTTGATACACGAAGTACCACCTTTCAAATCAGACGAATTAAGGGTTACCTTAGTCGTAAATCTTCAAATTAAATAGAACAAAACAAGAACATTGGCTGTGCAGATTGTCGCACCAGCACTAAACCATTGCCAGGCAACGGAACTAATTTACATTTTTATGCCAATAGTTGTTGACTTTTTGGTCTTTTTCATGTATAGTATATCTATATTATGAATAAAACAAAGGAAAACATTATGACATATGAACAAATGAGTGACAAAATTACCAAGTTAATTGATAACGCTGAAGAAAAAATGAATGAGTTGATTGAAGACTATAACGAGAATAATAAAGAAAACACAGAAGTTGATACTGTTGATTTATCTAGTAAGTTTTCAGAATTACAAGATTACTTAGAAGACTATACAACTGAGTTTAAAGAAGTAGAAATACAATAACTAGAAAGAGAGATATATTATGAACACATTTTTTTCAATGACTACGATACTTGCTGCCATCATGGCGGTTGGTGCTATAGACGATTGTAAAGGACATTGTATGGGTAATGAAAACTGGACTATGTTTTTTATTATGACAGCAATAATGATTGTATCCATTATAATGACTATATTAACTTTAAAGAAGGAGAATGCTTAATGAGAAAAACATTTTTTTACGTTTTTGTTGCTTGGGTCTATATTTGGTCTTGGTCAATATTTAACGTAGTGAAAGCAGATGAACCAATAGTTTCAAAAGAGTATGTTGAAACAGTTGTTAGTCATGTAATTAGAAATATGAATAACATGGACCATAGCGAAGTGTTAAGTGACGACCTTGCTAGAATTGCCCATATGTATACCATTGATATGTTGATAAGTGTACAGAAACATTTACCTTACATATTAGAAGGTGCTATAGCTGATATGAGACTAAAAGCAGATAAAGAATATAAATGTAAACTACAAGGTGACAGTAAGAACAAGGAGTGTTATGACAATTAAGACAAAAGAAGATATTATAGAAACATTAGAATATGCCATCAAAGATATTAAGAGTGGTATGGAAGAAAGTGGTATTGCAGAACTGGAAGATTTAGTGAAAGATATTAAGGATCCTAAAATGATGACAGTTGATTTAAAGAAACAGTATGATTGGAGAACTGATTACGATTGGACTGATTTGAATGACCATCCTGTAGATTTGCCAGATGGTTGGATAAAAGTATGAGTTTAAAAAAACGAAAGGAAACAATTATGATTGCAGAATTAACATTTATTGATGAGTTGAAGGATATTAAGAACTCCTTAGGAGTAGGTACAGATAATGCTACCTTTAAATTAATTGATACTATTCAGAGGAAGTGGGAGAAACAGGTAGACGATTTTGAGAAAGCAGTGGCACCACAGGATCCTGTAGAAATGGTTGAAGTAATGGGTATTACAGGACTAGAACAAAACGAGAACAAATAAAGGCTTGACAAAAGCACTCTTTTATGATAGGATATAGACAATAGATGGCAATAATTTATACACACAATACGTCTGGTGCAATAAGACGTTTAAAAAGAAGAAGACCCACTAAAGAATATATGATTGCTTTAGCAAAGCATATCAAGTATTTAAAAAAACTAGGTCTAAAAGTGAATGATAAAGGTAGAATTGTAATGAAACAAAACCCAAAATATACAACTGTTACATATAACGATATTTCAAAAGACAGTACGAAAAGACTAGACGCAGAATACTGGATTAACAAAAAATTTTCAGGTGGTACAAAACCTGTAAATAACTGGCGACTTGAAGAAAGTAAAAATTTTACTATCGCTCCTGCCTACAACAAAGGTGCTTATCAAGTAATTACTAAATCTAACGTGAAAGACATAGGTAAGTAGTGCGACATCCTGTCACATTTACTTTTCTATTAAAGCATGATAGAGTTAACAATATATTATTAATAACAACGAGGAGACTATAATATGACTACAAAAACTATACAACAAAAGATTAAAGAGAATGATTTATCTATGCAAGGTATTTTGAAAGAGTTTAACTCTTACGATAATCCTTTAGACAAAGCAAAATTTCTTAGAGAAATGGGTGGGTTAAATTTACCCTATGATGTGAATTGGGAGCGACTTGCTCAAGGATATGACGGCACGAAACCTTTTCCTGTCATTAAGAAAGTTGATGAAGATGAAGGTGACGAAGATATCCTTTCTGATAGAGTTTCAATGGACTCTGTTGGTCATGCAGAAGGACATGGCGACCCTCTAACTAAAAGGGAGTTGGATGCGTTACTTTAGTATCGCAATAATATTGACAATGTTAACTGGTTGTGGAAGTATGAATGATAGAACTGTCCACGCCAGTTTATTTGTTGACCATTTAAATAATATGCCTATTGGTAAAACTAATTATTTTATGTGGCACAATAGTGCCACAGGTAATCAAGGTAATGTTAAGATTGTGAATAGTTATGTACATAAGTCAGGTGCTAAATGTGTTGATTATCAATCTACAGTTAATATACAAGATAGCTGGCCAATGAATTTTCCTGGTAGTTTAGATAGAAGTACAGAATTTGGTAAGGCGTGTCAAATGCCTGACGGTAGATGGCGAATAATTGAAAGGGTAATGTAATGACAGTTTATTCTACACATGATTGGCGTAAGAATACAGATGACGCTAGAGTTATAGATGATAAAAATATGACATATGCAAAAGTAAATGATTGTAGAGTGTTATTTAAAAATCCTAAAACATTAAAGGAAGAACAAGTTGATGTTTCTAGGTTGGTAAGAGTATTCGTAAACAATCAAACACAAATGAGGAAAAGTATAAAATGAATATGTTTTATGGTATATTAGTTTCAATTGGAATATTATTAGTACCTGTTGGTATGATGTATTTAATGAATAAAGAAAAACCAAAGAAAAAAGAACCAACTTATAATGATGATACTGTATGAGAGAACCAAACTTTAATGTAATGTTTTTTATTGTATTGATATTAGCATTATTAATCTGGTCAGGTGCAATAGCAAATGACGAGACACCTAAATTCACAAAGAGTAATTGTGTTATAGAAGTTATCTATGATGAAAACATGGAAAACGAAGTCAGTAGAAAAATGATATGTAGAGACGGTGTTATAGGTCCTACCTACTGGCAATTATTCGCTCAATTTTATTACGGACAGGAAAATGTGCCTGCCTACTGTAGAAAAGTTGAAGGCGGTTTAATACCTGATAAGGTATGTTTAACTAATGACGGCACTTGGGAGAAACAATGAAGTTTATCTTTGGTATGATAATAGGTGGTATTATTGTATATCATAATCCAGATATTGGGTTTGATATATACCACAACTCAATAGAGTATATAAGAGAGGTGATAAAAGGAAATGAATAAAATAATAATAATGATTTTACTAGGTCTGTTAGTTACAGGTTGTGCTAAGACAGTAAAAATAGAACATGAAGGACAGACCAAGTCTGGTATGTTAGAAGAAGTACCTAAATGGTTTGTAGAAAAAGAAGGTAAGAAAGGTCTCTTTAATAAGAAAGACAAGTTTTATCTTTATGGTGTAGGTGTGGCGACAAGTCCAGATTTACAACTTGCAATGGACAAAGCAACAATGGTAGCGAAAGCTGACTTAGCAGATGTAATGCATGGTGAAATGAATAAGAATGCTAATGTGTTTATACAAGAACTAGGACAAGAAGGTTCTAAGATTATAAACTCTAAGGCAGAGTCCACAATTGTAAACATAATTAAACAAACTAAAGTACAAGGTTATGAACAATGGCAGATTGCTGTATCTATAACTGGAGACAATGAGTATAGAGTTTACATGGGTTTACAGTTACCGTTAGGTGAGTTAAACAAGTTAGCAGAATTGGTAAAAGCAGAAGCTAAAAAAGATATAAATATGGCAGAAGCTAATATTAAAGCGAATGACGCTATAGATAGTTTAACAGAAATAGCAACGGAGTAAATAATGTATAAAGTATTTTCAAAAGATAATTGTGTCTATTGTACAAAGGCAAAGTCCTTACTTAATAGTGTAAATTTACCTTTTGAGGAACATAAACTGTCGCCTACTTTTACACCAGATAAAATGTTTGAAATGATAGGTAAACAAGTACGGTCTATGCCTCAAATTATGAAAGGTGATGAGTTGATTGGTGGTTATACTGATTTGCGAGAACATCTAATAAATGAAGGTAAAATCAATTTCCAAAGTGAAACCAAGGAATAAAGATTGGTGTACCAACCTAGGATGGACAAAACCAAAGAGAGTGATACTAGATGACAGCGAAAATTCTATCGTTTCCTGACGGAAAACATATACCTAATCTGACCAGAGAACAGAAAATACCTGTAGAAGAAAAGATAGCGGAAGAACAAACAACAAAATATGCTAATGCAGTTGCTGATGATATGGTCATTGGAATGTTGGCACAGTTACAACAAGAAGGTATGAATATTGGTTTACGAGATCCAAAGTTAAGTAACAAAACTTTCTTAGATTTAGGTATCTTTATGGAGGCGTTAAAAGGTTTATTGTATAGAGAACTAAACTTAGAACACCCTTTCCACGATATAACTGATAATCTTATGTTTAAACAAAAAGACGAGAAATCAGGTAGGACATATTCAGTAATTGATTATGAAGGTAAAAGAATTTGTGACAAAAATGATGAAGACGAAATTGAATTTGAAGGAGAAAATTTAGATGATACTGATAGACTACAGCCAGATAGCGATTAGTAATATCGCTGTACAATTGGCAATGAGTAAAGACAAGATGACCTTGTCTATACCAATTGTAAGACATATGATACTAAACTCTATTAGAGGATTAGTACACAGATTTAAACAAGACTATCCAGGTGATGTTATCATTGCAGTTGACGGACCGGCACCTTGGCGTAGAGATATATTTCCACACTACAAAGCAAAACGAAGGGAAGGGCGAGACGAATCCAAAACTGATTGGGAAAGTGTGTTTGGTTTAATACACACAATCAAAGAAGAAATACGAGACAACTTCCACTATAAAGTTGTACAATTAGATAATGTTGAAGCAGATGACATTATTGCTGTACTATGTAAAAAACACAAGACAGGATTAAACATTGCTACAGACGAAAAGATTTTAATTATATCAGGTGACAAAGACTTTCAACAACTTCAAAAGTATCCAGGCATATCTCAATATGCACCTATACAAAAGAAGATGATAGAAACACAAAATCCACAAGAGTATATCTTTGAACATATAATGAGAGGTGATACCTCTGATGGCATACCTAACTTCTTGTCACCAGACGATACATTTATAAACAAGATTAAACAAAAACCTATACAAAAGAAAAAATTATCATATTGGATTGACACTTTAATGAAAGGTGAGGATCCTAAGACTTTCTGTAATGAATATCACTATAGAAACTACCAAAGAAACCAGAGACTAATTGACTTTGACTATATTCCAGATGATATGGAAGAAGACATATATAATACATACAAAAACATTAAGGTACAATCTAAACAAAAGATATTACCTTATTTAATTAATAACGATTTGAAAGAATTGATTGGCAAAATAGAGGAGTTTTAAAATGGCTGAACCAATGTATCAATTATCATTCCATGAAATATTAACAAAGGTTAATAATGCGAAAGATAAAAAGAAAAAAATAGAAGTGTTGAATAAGTATGACACTAATGAATTAAGAATGTTAATGAAGTTAGCATTTGATCCTAAATTAGTATGGAAGTTACCAGAAGAAAACCCACCATATAAAAAGAATGAAGCACCACTAGGTACTGAAAATCATATATGGTTAAAAGCGGAAACAAAAAAATTGTTCCACTATTTAGAAGGTGGTAATCCACAACTAAAACAGATGAAAAGAGAAAACATGTTTATAGAAACACTTGAAGCATTAAGTGATGAAGAAGCAAAGTTACTTTTACACATTAAAGGTAAAGAATTAAATAAAGTTTATAAAGGTTTGACGGAGAATTTAGTAAAGGAAGCGTTCAATTGGGACGACAATTTTATGAGAATTAACGCTTAGTGCGACATCCTGACACACTTTTTATTTAAAAAGCATTGAAAAATAAAGGTTTTTTTATGTCCTTTTTACTTGACTTTTGCTTGTTTTTAGTGTATATTATAAGTATATTAACAAGAAAACGAAAGGTTATATTATGAAACTTAAAACTACTAGAGACAATCTACTTAAATATACCAAAACTCCGTTTGACGGACAAGATTATGAGACCGTTGCTCATCTTATTGCTGGCAATCAATTAATTGCTGCCGCTAACTTTATTGATAGATTAGATACTATGGTTAGAGATACAATGAAAATTGTTATTATGAATACTTGTCCTAAAATATCTTACGAAATGTTTGGGACTATTGAATTTTATGAAGGAGGTCAATAATGAGTAAAGTTAAAAACATGGCGTGGGACAACGCTGAAGAACAATCTGATAATATTATCAATCAATACTGTATAGGTTCTATTGATGAAACAACTGCTAAAAAACAATTAGCAGATGTTGACAATTTATCATTATGTGGTATTGATGAGGACAATGTAGATGAAGTCCTTGATATTGCAAAACAAGAATACGGTGCTAAACTGTTATATAAAAATGAGTATCTTAGATAACATATGGCAAGAAAAAAGATAGATAGATTAGCAGAAAACTTTAACAAAAAGTTTCCTTATTATCCCACACTTACAGACGCTGAGCTGTGGTTTGATATACTAAATAATATTATCTTTAAAAGAAAACTACCGTCTTTTGATAGTATATCTATTAGAAGATTAAGAGGTGCTGTTGGTCAAGTAGTATTTAATGACCAATCAGAAAAGCGAAAAAAGAAACCTAGAGAATGTCATTTAGAATTACATTATAAAATGAAATCCTTTGACACTTTTTTACAAGTGTTAGGACATGAAATGGTACATTTATGGCAATATTATGCGTTAGAAGATAACAGTTGTAACCACAACATTGATTTCTACAAATGGCGTAGAACGTTTGGTGCAAATGGTATTAAACTAACACTTACTATTGACAATGATACAACTAATATTGACTAAGGAGGTCTTATGAAAATATTTTCAACTATATTATTATTAATTGCTGGTGCGTTTATATGGCACGCAGTAGCACAAGAACAACCATGTACAGATGATGGTTGCAAAGAATTTACTGAACAAGTAGAACTAATCAAATACCAGGAGATAGAAGATTTTCCTAATGTTTTACCTGTTATCAATACAGATACAAAATCTCAATTTGTTTACACACTATCAAAATGTATAGACAAAATTTATGAGACAACAGATATTTCAAAACAAATACCTAAAGAACTAATCATTGCTCAAGCGGCATTAGAGACAGGTTGGGGTAAAAGTAGATTTGCCAACGAAGGTAATAATTTATTTGGTATTAGAACTTTCAACAAAGATAGTAAATGGTTATTACCAATTACATGGGACCAAACAAAGTGGATTGGTTGGGGTGTTAAAGTTTATAAAACCAGATGTGATAGTGTAAAGGATTATGTAAGGATCCTTAACGAAGTATTTGCTTATGAAGAATTTAGAGAAGCAAGAAGCAACGGTGCAGATGTATACCAACTTGCTGATACTCTAACGAAGTATGCGACAAAAAAGAACTATACATCACTAATTAAACAAGTTATTAAACATAATATAGTAGGTGTTTATGAACTCTAAAGAAGAATTATACTGGAAACGTGTTGACGCTCTAAGAGCATATTTAAAAAAGGTTGACAAAAAGTTGCCAATGATGTATAATATGTTTAAATGGAAATTAATTAAGTTAATGGAGAAAGTGAAGGAGTTTTAGTATGAATATATTTTATTTAAACCACGATACAAAAACATGTGCTGAACAGCATGTGGATAAACATGTCGTAAAGATGATTGTAGAATACGCTCAATTATTATCTACAGCACATAGAATGCTAGATGGTAAAGAGATTGAAGGTAGAAGTAAGACAGGTAGAAAAGTGAAACGATATATTATGGAAGATAAAAGAGAAGACATTATATACAAAGCAGTACACTATCACCACCCTAGTGCCGTATGGGCAAGAGAAACCAAACAACAGTATCTATGGTTGTATGATTTGTTTAAAAAACTAGGACAAGAATACACACACAGATATGGTAAAGTACATAGTACAAACTTTAAACTGAATGAGATACTGGCAAATGCACCTAATAATATTAAACAAGACGGTTGGCGAGAACCAACACCGGCAATGTCACACTATCCTCAATGTATAGTACCAAATGACAGTATTGCTAGTTACAAAAATTATTATGTAGAAGCAAAAGCATATTTTGCTAAATGGTCTAAACGTGACGTACCAGCCTGGTACGCTGCCAGAATAACAGCATAAATAAACATATGCCAACATATACATTTAGAAATAAAAAGACAGATGAACAATGGACTGATTTGATGTCTATATCTGAAATGGAAGAATACTTAGAAAAAAATAAAAAGAAAATAGGTCTTGTGCCGGCTGCACCACTCATAGTAGGTAGTGTAGGTCAACTTGATAGTAAAACTGATAGTGGTTGGAAAGACATGTTAGGAAGAGTTGCAGAAGCACATCCAGAAAGTAATTTAGCTGACAGATATGGTAAAAAAGACCACAAAACATTAAAGATAAAAGACACTATTAAAAAACATAGAAAAAGAGCAAAAGGTAAAATCTAAATAGTCTAAATAGTTATATGATAGTTAACAGCACTAAGTTGTAGGGATATCATATAACCCAAAGATTGTAAGCTGAGTTAACACATAATCCGTAAGTGAAGGAATATTATGGCAAGTAAAAAGAAACAGTTGGAAATATCATTAAAGGATTTGAATGATATTAAACCAATCACAGATAATCAGAAGGAAGTTTTCAATAACTTCGCTGACAAAAATTTATTCCTATATGGTGTAGCAGGAACTGGTAAAACTTTCGTAGCGTTATATAATGCTTTGAAAGATGTTCTGGATCCTAAATCACCTAGAGAAAGAGTATATATTGTCCGTTCTATCATACCAACAAGAGACATAGGTTTCTTACCTGGTGATGAGGAAGACAAGTCATACTTATACCAAACACCTTACCAAAACATGGTTAGGTTTATGTTTAAAAGAGGTAGTGACGCTGAGTTTGATAGATTATATAATGACCTAAGAAATCAAGGCACAATTGATTTTCTTACAACTTCCTTTTTAAGAGGTGTGA